AATTTGGTAACGAAGATATTAGTTTTGATATGACCAATGAGATAAATTCGATAATTAACGGAACCATAACAAACGTATCAGGGTGGGGAATTGCGTATTACCCTCAAGTTGAGAATTTCTCAGGACTTACAGACACTTACGAGACTCAATTTTTTACGAGACATACTCAAACTTTCTATGAACCTTACTTAGAAACTAATTATAATGATTTAATTGAAGATGATAGAAATAGATTTGTATTAGGTAAAACTAACAAACTATATTTATACTTGTTCGATGAAGGTAACCCTATTAGTTTGGATGAATCCCCTTCTGTGGACATTTTGGATAGTAATGGTGATGAGATTGTAGGTTTGACAGGTCTAACCACCTGCCAACGAACAAAAGGGGTTTATGAGGTCGTTATACCCCCTCTTAACGGATATCAAACACCATGCACATTCTCGGACAGATGGTATAACTTAGAATTGAATGGTTTTACAATACCTAACATATTAAATGATTTTGTTTTATACCCATTTAAAACATCGGTCCAAATCGGAACTGATTCTGTTGACCCTAAATTATACGGGTTTGATTTTTATGGTATTAAACAAGATGAGAAAATACTGAATACTGACATTAGAAAAGTGGGGGTTATCATTAAACAAGCTTACACCACTAATAAATTAATAAACAATGTTGATGCGTATTATCGTATTTATGTTAGAGAAGGTCAGACAGAAGTTCAAGTTCAGGATTGGACGAAATTAAATAGAACACCTAACGAATATTACTTTATGTTCGATACTCGCGATAAAATACCTAATGAATATTTTATTGACCTTAAAGTTGTGAGTAGTGGTGAGATTAATACATATAAAAGAGAAATTAAATTTCAAGTGGTTAATGTGAAATAACCTAATATTTATAATAAAAACAAAATTATGGCAAATAGATTTATGACAGGGACAACCTGTGGAAACGAAAATATTATTGAATTCATTGCGGATGATTCAAATGCGGTTATTGATAAAGTATATCAATTATCCGACGGTGTTTGTATAACATTAACCTCAACCGGAGAAACGACAACACAATCTCAAACAAATTGGTTCCCATACGGTCCTTTTGATACTTGTGACGAATGTATTGCACCATTTAGTGGTAGTACTGGTGGTAATAATGGTGAAGTTTGTGAGATATGTTCAGGGACAACATTTACAGTTACACCTGTAAAACCTACATATACTAATGAATTTGGTAAAGCTGTCGAACAAATAAACGCCGTTTTAATTGGTGGTAATGGATTAAATGCGTAATTATTATGAAAATTAAAAAATTAAATGAAAGTGATATTAAACATCTTGTAAAGAGAGTTTTAGAACAAAGAGAAAGTGAAAGATATATGTTCTTTTCTAATTTACAACAAATTAGGAGACAAATGGACATTCTATTAGATATGGACCCTCAGATGGTTGAGGATATTATAGAAAATGGTCACGATTGGGCTCAAGACCATATCGCAACCGCCAAAGAATCAATCGACCAAGTTTTTGATTTCATAATGAATAAAGAAAAAGAAGAGGATGTTGTTATTATCGATAGTGAAATGAGTGAAGGTAAGAAAAAATCAGGGACTAAATTATGTTCAAGAGGTAAAGCAGCTGCTAAGGCAAAATATGAAGTCTACCCAAGTGCATATGCGAATGGTTATGCCGTTCAAGTGTGCCAGGGTAAAAAACCTGGTTTAGACGGTAAAAAGAAATGTTCACCACCGTATTGTTAAGATAACTTACTTATAATACTTTCAGCAAGTCGGTTAAGGAGTTCTTCTTTAACCGATTTCTTTTTTTTGTAATTTTTAACCTTAATTCTCGTAGGTTTTTGACCTTTCCCTGTCTGTGGGTCCTTTTTTTCTTTTTCTCTCTTTCTACGACACGCAGAGTCCTTCTCAGACTGACTCATCTTACCAGCAACACCCGCGGCTCTACAAACAGGATAAGCACCCTTATCAGAATCTTTTCTACCACAAGGAGGATGTCCACCACCTTTTTTCTTTTTACAGATATTAACCCAAGGACCTTTAGGTTGAGATGAACCTTTCTTCTTTTTCTTTTTACCGAACCAAACCGCCAAATCTTCAGAAATAACATCTTCAGTTATCTCAATCCATTCATTAACTCTCTCAGAATCTTTCTTTAGTATTGGTGTGTTAATATCATCGTGAGGTGTGTCAAAAGGTTCCGTAAAAGGTTACAATAAGTTTTTTTTCCACTTTTGTTCTTTATCCTTTAATGGTATATCATAACCACCTCTCGGCAACCCTCTTCTTTCGTCAACTCTTATTTTACTCATCCTATTATTATATAATACAAAATTATTAACCAAAATATTAAAAAGTTACGACTATACCATAGAAAAAATAAAAAACAAATTATTAGTAATATTTTAAATTTATACTTCCACTTCATATCTCTCGCTTTTCTTTATGGTAAAAATAACTTATAATTATAAATATTAAATATTTTGATTATGGACGAAAAAATTCAATTATATGGTGAACTTTTTGGGTCAATACCATTAAATAGTGAAGAGCATTTACAGGTATTATTAGATACTATGGATAAGGATAATTCAGTGTATATTTTAACTCAAGCGGTTAAATATGCATTTAATCAAGGCGCTTATTCAATTGGTGAGAGTGAAGTGTTATCTAAAGCGATTAGAGTTGCGAATAAACCTGACGATAATAAAAATGAACCTAAAGAATAAGTTTAACTAACATCTTATACAAAAAAAAAAGACCCTCATATGAGGGTCTTTTAGGTTATTTATATTAAAGTTTTGATTATCTCAATTCTCTAATGTCAAATGTTCTAACACCATCAACAGTGATACGTGCGTAGAAGCGGTTATTTACCATCTTCTTAGCGTAACGTGTCATTATACCTTTGATAGGTGTAAAGTTGAATGGGTTATACATTGTTGGAGTTAATTGTAGTGGTACATACGGTGCGTAAATGTAACCTGTGTCTAACAATGACGTTCCTTTATGTCCAATTAACACTTGGTTAGCTGGGAAGTAAGGGTCACGATATACTTGGTAACGACCTGCAAGAGTACCAACTCTTTCAATACCCATATTATATTGGTCTTGCTCAGGAGACGCGTTAGATACGTGGAAGTATTCTAAATCGTCAAAGATAGCTGAAACCTCAGATGATACAACAATCCAGTTAGCACCTCCTCTAAGAGTAGATTTGTGGATTTGTGCAGATAATTGGTTAATCGCAGTGATTAACGTTTGGTTCCAGTCTTTTTGAGTGTAAGACGTTGTTTGAGAAATTCTTCTCCATCCGTTGTAATCCCAACGTAAGTTCCATGCCGCTCCTTTACGTAAGTCACGTAAGATTTCACGGTCGATTTCAGCCGCAACTTGTTCAGATAATAAAGCTGTTAATTCAGCTTCAGCATCGATGTTGTGGAAAGCCGCAACGTCTTGAGCTAACTCAGGAGACCATTGTGCTCTTAATTTTCTTTCAGTTACAGAAACTGTTACAGAATCTAAATCGAAAGAAACCTCACCGATTTTATCTTCGAACTCTAATTCTTCATAACGTCTGAATACCGCTAAGAAAGAACCTGTAGTTGAACCACTGTTGATAGTAGCACCTGTGTAACCATCTAAAGATGTTGAGTCACAATCAGCACATACTGGACAAGATAAATCAACTTCTAAGTAAATTTCTCCATTCGCATCACAGATGTTTTTGAATGAACCACCGTTACCAGCAGGGTTACTACCTGAGGTTGACGGCCAATTTGTTGTAGTTGTTGAACCGTAAGAAACGATACCTTTACCGTATTGTTGAGTTACAACTCTGAACAATAATGAACCTGTTGAAATTTCACAAGGAGTTGTTGATGCTGATAAACCGCTTGATTTGATGATATGTAAATCAGATAAGAATGCCTCTGTATCCATTTCATTACCATCAGGACCGATTAATTTACCCGCACCTGTGTCAGCGAAACCTGACATTTTAACGATTACTTTTCTTGTATTACCAGCTGGAATAACTCCCGCACTTGCAGTATCACCTGAAATAACCGCATCTACTAAACCTCCGTTTGACCAAGCTTGGATAGAAGTTGGAGCTGTTACAGCTGACCAACGACCTTTTGAATAGTCAAATAAACCTGCAGGGTCCATACCCGGTGCAGTACCTTCGTAGAATAAATCGTAAAGATTTTTACTAAACGCATCATCACCTGTATAACCTGCGTCAGGATTTCCTGGGTAGTTACCTGGAGAACCTACCGGCGCTCTGTGCTGACCTGATTCGTTAGTTAAAGTATTACCACTAACATATCCTTGGATTTTAGGTACGAAGTAGAACAATTTACCGATTGGTAAGTTCATAGCTTGTACAGAAACGATGTCATTCGCTAATAATTTAGAGAATACACGTCTAATGATAGGGAAAACAACAGTTTCAAATGCTCCCGCTGAACCCGTATCAGATGCTTCATTAATTAGGTAAGATGCTTGGTTCTCATATAATTGAGCCACGTTCTCTTTTAAGTGTCCGTTAAGACCTTCTAGGAATCCTAATTTATTCCA